GCGGAGCGGGAGAAGCGGGACCGGATCCCGTACTCGACCTGGATCCGCGAGGGCTGGGTGATCCCGACCGAGGGGGCCCGGCTCGATCACGAGCACCTCGCCCGCGACGTCCTGGCCTTCGGCGAGGATCACCGGATCCTCGCGGTCGGGATCGACCCCTGGCAAGCCGGGCTGGTCGCGACCCTGCTCGAGCGCGAGGGCCTGGCGGTGAAGGGGATCAGCCAGAAGACCGGCACCCTGAACGCCCCCTGCCGGCTCCTCGAGTCGCTGGTCGCGGAGAAAAAGATCCGCTACCGCTCGCCTGTCCTGAGCTGGAACGCGAACAACGTCTGCCTCTACGAGGACGCGACGGGCCTCGTGAAGCCCGACAAATCGAAGAGCGCCGAGAAGATCGACGGGATCGCGGCCCTGGTCAACGCCCTGGCGATCGCGATGACGGACGACGAGGAGATGGCCCAGCCTGCCGCGGACGAGTGGCGGATCGTCCGCCTCTGACTTCAGCGGCTCGGGCAGGGCCGGGGAGACTTACCTGATCTATCGGGCCCCCGTGATGCCAGCGAAGAAGACCGCCGCCACAACTGCGCCCGCAAAGCGGACCCCCGCCAGGAGGCCGCGGAAGGCTACCGCCAAGGCGGGGCCGGCCCTCCGGGCTTCCTGGCTCGACATCGGCGGCAGCGGCCTGCCGGTCTTCACCGACGGGATCAACCCGGAGACCGCGATCCGGGTCACGGCGATCCTGGCCGTCGTCCGGTTTCTGGCCCAGTCGGTCGCCTCGATGCCGGCCCATGTCGTCCGGACGCTGCCCTCCGGCCGGAAGGCGAAGGCGAACGACATCCCGGCGGCCTTCGCCCTGACCCGCCGGCCGAACGGATGGCAGAGCGTCTACGAGTTCTACGAGCTGTTGACCTATCACGCCGCTCTCCACGGCAACGGCTACGCGAGGATCATCGCCGGCGAGCGGGGCTTCGCGAGCGAGCTCCGCCCGTGGCACCCGACGCGGACCCGCGTCGAGCGGCTCTCCGACTACGCGGTCCGATACCACCACCTGGAGGCCGACGGCTCCTGGAAGGCCTACCCGCAGGAGCAGGTCCTCCATGTTCGCTGGTTGTCGGACAATGGGCTCGTGGGACTGCCGCCCTCGGAGCTGTGCTCGACGTCGGTCTCCCTGGCCCGCAAGCTCGACACCGCGGCCGCCGCCTTCTGGGACAACTCCGCCCGTCCCGACCTGGTCTTCGAGACCGCCGAGCGCATCCCCGACGAGGCCGTCGAGAGCCTCCGCCGGCAGATGCGAGAGATCTACGGCGGGACGCGGAACCGCGGCTCGGCCGCGATCCTGCCGAAGAAAATGCAGGTCAAGACGATCGACTCGAACAGCAACGAGGCGGCCCAGTTTATGGAGCTGCGGGACGCGATCGTCGCCGACGTCGCCCGTGCCTGGGGAGTTCCCTCGACGCTGATCGGCGACAGCAAGATGGCGAGATGGTCCAACGTCGAGCAGGAGTTCCTGACGGCCCAGGTCTTCTGCCTCCTGCCCTGGCAGCGGCGGATCGAGGGGGCGGTCGACCGGACGATCCTCTGGCCGTACCAGGAGCGGGGCGACGAGGTCGCGTTCAAGCTCGACAACCGCGGGCTCCTCCGCGGCGACACCGCCGCCCGCGTCCAGCTCTATCAGGCCCTCTTCCAGATGGGGGCGATCAAGCCGAACGAGGTCCGTGACCTCGAGGACTTCGAGCTCCTCGACGAGCCGGCCGCCGATCAAACCTTCATGCAACTGGGATTCTCGACGCTCGCCAACGCGGCGACGTCCGCGGCGACGGAGCAGACCGCCCCGGCCGGCACCCAGCCCGGCGGCCAGGGCGAAGGAGTCCCGGAGGCCGGCGGCTTCCGGGAAGGCCAGCTCGTCTACTGGGCCGACGGGGAGGGGGTGATCGAGCATCTGATGATCACGGGGCTCCTGGGGGTCGCTGGGAGCCCCTACGCGATCGAAGCAACCGAAGCCGAGCCGGCGGCCCTGGTCCGGATCTACCTCGACGGGAGCCCGACCGAGCTCCTCGTCGGCAAGCGGACGGCCGAACTATCGGCCGAGCCGATCACCGGGAGGGCCTGATCATGGAAACCGAGCGCCGCTATCTCGCCACCGCCGACATCGGGGACGACACGATCCGCATCGAGAAGCGGGACGACGGCCGGCCCCAGATTGTCGGACTGGCTCCGCCCTGGAACCGCTGGAGCGTCGACCTCGGCGGATTCAAAGAGCGGTTCATGCCGGGGGCCTTCCGGAAGTGGCTCGACCGGGCTCCGAACGATCCCCGCGGCCGGGCCGACGTCGTCGCGAAGTTCAATCATTCCGACTCCGCGATCCTCGGGCGGACGCTCAACGGGACGCTTCAGATCGAGGAGACCGAGAAGGGCAACGTCTACCGGGCGACTCCGCCGGTCGGCACGCCGACGACGAACGAGGTCGTCCCGCTGATCGAGCAGCGCTACGTCCTCGGCAGCTCGTTCGCGTTCTCGCTGGCGGACGCTGCCGGCGAGAGCTGGGACGAGGATCCCGCCGGCAACGTCACGCGGACGATCACGGAGGCGGCTCTCTTCGACGTCTCGCCCGTGACGCACCCGGCCTACCCAAACTCGACGGTAGGGCTCCGGAGCCTGGCCCAGTGGAAGGAGGCCCGCGGGGTCGTCCACCACCGGGCCGATGATCGCGGCCTCCTGATCTCGCTCGACTTCGACAACACCTACACCGCGGCCCCAGGCCTGTGGCGGTCGTTCATCGCCGACGCGACGGCCCGCGGAAATCGGGTCGTGTGCATCTCTCGCCGCCAGGACACCGAGCAGAACCGCGACGAGCTGCGGCTCGCCTTCGGGGACGCGGACCTGGCGGGCCTGATCCTCTGCGGGCCCAACGTCCAGAAGCGGGCCGCGGCCGCCGCCGCCGGCCTCGAGGTCGACGTCTGGGTCGACGATTCTCCCGAAGGGATCCCGGTCCAGCCCGAGGCCCGGAAATCGTTCAAGGTCTCGACGCTCGCCGGGGCGAAAGCCGCCGGGGCCGCCGCCGTCGCGAGGATCTCCGCCTATGTCGGACCCCGCTAACTGCCCCCGCTGCGGGGCCAGGATGCGAGTCGAGACCAGCCGCCGGGCTGGCGACCTCCAGCTCCAGTATCTCGCCTGCAAATCATGCCGCGGCCGGGGCCGCCGGGCCGTCCCGGCCTCGTCCGTCTGGCGAAGCGAAAGGAAGCGCAAGTGATCGCGTCCGCCCCCCTCGCCGCCTCGGAGCGGTTCGTCGATCTCTCGCTGGCTGTCCGGGCCTACGTCGTCACGGCGAAGGCCGCGGCGGCCGACGGTCTGACCTGGGCCGAGTTCGGGGAGCTGCTCGTCGGGCTCCTCCGCCTGGCCGTGAGGCTCGCCGATCTGCTCGACCTGCCGGGGGCGGAGAAGAAGACCCTCGTCCTCGAGGCCGCCGCGGCCCTCTTCGACGCGGTCGCCGACCGGGCCGTCCCGACCGTCCTCTGGCCGATCTGGATCGCCGCCCGGCCGGCCGTCCGCTCGCTGGTCCTGGCTCTCGCGGCCGGGGCCGTCGAACAGATCCTGCCGCTCGTGAGGGCCTCGTAATGCTGACCGCCGCCCTGATCGTCGCCGCCGCCCTAGTGCTCGGCGGGAAAGATCTCCTCGAGAAGGCCCGCACCCTCGCCGCCTCGCTGTCGCTGCCCGAGATCTCCTGGCGTCAGGCGGCGGCCGCCGCCCTGATCGTCGCCGCCGTCGTCTCGTTCAATCTGACGAGCCAGGTCGTGCCCGGCCCGGCCCCGGCACCGGAGCCGCCCGCGGGACCGCTCGACCTCCGCGGGCTGTTCAAGGGGCCGACCGCCGCGGAGGACGCGGCGACGATCGCCGCCCTGTGCGGCGAGCTCGCCGAGGAGATCGCCTGGGACGGCGGCCAAGAGTCGCCCTACCTGACGAACGGGGTCGCGGTCGACGAGCTGCGGCACCGGGCCAGGGAGTTCCGCTGCCGTGGCGTGTCGATCGGGGCTCGCCAGCCGGAGGCCCGTGACGCGATCGCCTCGCACCTCGAGAAGTCCGTCGGGGTCTCCGGCGGGCCGATCGACGACGACCAGCGGGCCGCCTGGGTGAAGGCCCTCCGCGAGATCTCGGAGGCGGCCGCCAATGTCACGCGATGAAGCCGGCCGGGCGGCAGCTCGGCTGTTCGTCTGCCTGTTCCTCCTGACGCTCGCCGGGCTCCTCGCCTGGAACGCGGGCCGGCCGGTCGCCGGCCCGGAGGACTTCGGCTATCGGCCCGACCCCGAGGGGACGCGGGAGTTCCTGGCCGAGCTGGCCCAGCCGTACTTCCGCGAGGCCGGGGCCGACTGCCTCCGGGCCGTCGCGGCCGAGAAGGTCGACACGTTCCTCTACCGGGCCGCCGACAAGGCCCACCGGGCCCGCTACGGGAAGCCGTGGATCGTCGGCCGTCAGGGAATCGGCGATTGTGTTTCCTGGGGCTGGGCTCACGGGGTCTACGTCTCGCAGGCGATCGACTGGGAGACGGGCCGCCTGGCCGAGCCGCCGCTGATGCCGGCGACCGAGAGCCTCTACGGCGGGAGCCGGGTCGAGGCCCGCAACAAGCCCGAAGGCGGGGGCGGCTGGTCGGATGGCTCCTACGGCGGAGCGGCCGCCCGCTGGGTCCGGGACTGGGGCGTGATCTACCGCGAGGAGGTCGGCGGCCACGATCTCCGCGTCTACGACAAGGACAAGGCGAAGGCCTGGGGCAACTGGGGCAACGGCGGCCAGGGCGACAAGGGACGACTAGACGCGACGGCGAAGAAGCACCCGGCCCGGAATGTGGCCCTGGTCCGCTCGTTCGACGAAGCGGCCGCCGCGATCTCCGCGGGCTTCGCGGTCCCCGTCTGCTCAATGCAGGGCTTCACGAGCACGCGAGACGCGAACGGCTACGCGAAGCCCTCGGGCCAATGGGCCCACTGCATGGTCCTGGTGGCGACCCGCTGGCAGGCGAACGGCTCGCCGTCGGATGCTCTGCTCTGCCTCAACTCCTGGGGGCCTGGCTGGATCTCCGGGCCGAAGTGGCCCGCCGATATGCCGGATGGAAGTTTCTGGATCGAGCGGTCGGTCGTCGACCGGATGCTCCGCGGCGAGGACTCCTTCGCCGTCGGCTCCGTCGACGGGTTCGGCTGGCGTGACCTCCATCACGGCAACTGGCTCTCCCCGGCTCCGCCCGAGACGGTCTCGGTGGACATCCTCCAACCCGAAGCGGCCCGATGATCACACTCTCGAAGCGGTCCCTCGTCCTGGCCCTGGTCGCCTGCCTCGCGGTCGGCTGGTGGCTCTCGTCGTCGCCTGGCCCCGCGGGCCCGCCCGACCGGCCGGTCCTCCGCTGGGCCATGAAGGCCGCGAAGAACCTCCTCTGGATCGCGATCGTCGCCGAGGGCCCGCCGGCCGAGGAGCCGGAGCCGCAGCTCGTCAGGACCCGCGTCGGGGCGGACGGGTTCCGGCAGCTCGAGCACCGCGGAGGCTGGTGATATGTGGCGCTGGCTGATCTCCTGGCTCGTCTGGCTGTCGGCCGATCCGGCCGTGATCGACGCGGAGCGTCCGAAGGCGGCGGCCGCCGTCGCCGCAGCTCGAGCCAGCCTGGCGACCGGCTCTCCGTCGCCGGCCCCCGGCCCGGCCCCGAAGGACTGCGTCTGCGGCGGGACATGCGTCGGCGGCCAATGGAAGCCCGACGGCCGCGTCCTGGTTCCCTGCCCGTGCCCGGCCTCCTGCAACTGCAAGAAGCCGAAGGCCGCCGGGGCCGCCGAGTGCCCTGACGGCAAGTGTCAGGGGCCGGCTGTTCTACGGTAGGACGCACGACTTCAGCGGCTCGGGGGCGGTCTCCTACGGTGGCGGCTGGTTCATCCACCAGCACCGACTAGGAAACGCACACCATGCCGACGAAGAAGCAGCTCCTCCAGGACGAGGCCGCCGAGCTCGCCAAGACGATCACCACTCTCCGGGCCGTCGAGACCGAGGACGCGACCGAAGCCGCGCAGATCGGCGAGCGGATCGACGCTAACGTCCGTCGGTGCGACGAAGTGACGGCGGAGCTGGAGCGGGAGAAGGCCCTCGACGCGAAGGTCGACGCGGTCCGCTCCGCCATCGCGAGCGACTCCGAGCCCCGCGGCGTGATCGAGAGCGTCGAGGCCCGGAAGGCCCCGGCCGTTCATGTCTTCCCCAGCCAGGCGAAGGGCTTCCGCTCGACCGCCGAGGCGGAGGTCGCCGGCCGTGCCCTGCGGGCCCTGGCCCGGAAGGACGTCCGCGAGCTGCGGGCGATGAGTGGCTCCACGGCCGGTGCCGGTGAAGAGCTCGTGATCCCCGAGCTGTTCAACGGATTTATTGACGTCCTGGGATACGCTTCGGTGGGCGTCCAGCTCGCCAGCCTCTACCCGACGAGCTCCAACTCGATCACGATCCCGAAGATCGGCGAGATCGAGGCGAGCTTCTTCGCCGAGAACGCTTCGATCACCGACGACGACGCGACGACCTCCGACGTCGAGATCCAGCTCTACAAGCTGGGCCGGCTGATCAAGGTCTCGAACGAGCTCGCCGAGGACGTCGCCTCCGGTGTGGCCCTCGCCCAGACCGTGGCGAATCGCCTCGGCCTGGCGATCGCGAAGAAGATCGACCAGGTCTGGCTCCAGGGTGCCCAGGCCCAGAGCATCGACGGCCTCGTCGGCGAGATCGCCGCCGGGAACACGGTGACGCAGGGCGTCGACAATGACGGAGCGGACCTGGCCGAGATGGTCGGGCTGATCGACTCGCGGGCCTCGAACACGGCCTGGGTCGTGAGCTCGGCCGGCTGGTCGCACATCCTGAAGGCCTCGGTCGTGACCCAGTCGACGACCGTCGGCGACCGTGTCCTCCCTGTCGTGATGGGCTCGCCCGTCTACCGCTGCCTCGGCCTGCCTGCCGGGACGCTCGCCCTCTACGGCGACTTCTCGATGGCGACCGCGGTCGCCTACAAGGCGAACGGCCTCCAGATCGCGGCCTCGACCGACGCCGGCTTCGCCGCCGACCAGGTCGTCTACCGCGGCACCCAGCGGGTCGGGATCAGCAACCACGACGCGAGCTTCGTCTCGAAGCTGGTCGTCGACTGACCCGAGCCCCAGTCGTGACGCAGTTCGCGGCCGGGGGTGGCAGGAAGCCGCCCCCGGCCGCTCGCACGATCCGCCCCTACCTGATCGCCGGAGGCCTC